CCAGCGCCACGACACTTAGCGACTATCAGGATTTCCCTGATGGCGGCTCAATCATGGGTTTCGTCGGGGGCGAGTACGGGATTGTGTTCCAGGAACGTGCGGTTCATCGCATGAGCTATGAAGGCCCGCCCACGGCTTTCCGGTTTGACAAGATAGCCAACTTCCTCGGGTGCCGCGCCGAAGGGTCCATTGCAGCTTATGAGAACCTCGCGTTCTTCCTGAGCGATGACGGCTTTTACATGATCCGGGCCGGGTCTGAGATTGTGCCGATAGGTGCCGAAAAGGTTGACCGCTGGCTTGAAGAAAATATTGATGAAGGCAATATCTACCGGGTGTCAGCGGCCATCGATCCGATCAACAAGATTTACGTGGTTGGCTTTGCGTCCACCAATTCTGGTGACGGCACGCCTGACAAGATTCTGGTTTATCATTGGGTAACAGGCCAATGGTCGACAGCGGCGGTTCGTCATCAGCTCATCTATTCGGCGGCGACACAAGCCGCCTATACGATTGATGGCATGGACGCGGTGTCTGCCACGATTGATGGCCTTTCGTTCCCGGTCGATTCACGCTTTTGGTCTGGTTCCGGGCGTCTTCTGCTGGCAGGTTTCGACACGCTCAACAGACAGGGCTACTTCACCGGAACGCCGCTTGAGGCGACGATAGAGACTGGCGACACGCAACTGTCGCCGGGGCGCAAAAGCCTGTTCCGGGGACTGAGGCCCATGATTGAGGGCATGTCTGTCACGCCGATACTGACTGTCGGCTCTCGGGACCATCTGTCAAGCAGCGTTACCTTCGGCGCGCCTATCCCGGCAAATTCAACAGGGTTCTGTCCGGCCCGCGTCAATGGCCGCTACCATAGGGCTCGGATTACCATTCCGGCTGGCAATGAATGGCGTTTTGCACGCGGTGTTGATGACCTCAAGTTCTCTGGCGCGGGTGCACGATGAGGACGGACCGGACGGATATAAGCCGTGTTCTTGGGCAGTTCTTCCCGACAATGGAAAACGCCACGTCCAGTGATTGGCATTTCTTCCTCGACAAGGTGACAGGGATTGAAACGCCGCTCGACATGCCGAATGGGCAGGCTTTCGACCGCTGGCGGCAGGCGCTGGCGAAGGACGGTTATCCTGTTTTCCAGTATTCAGAACAGGACTTGGCAGAGAAAAAGGCCAAGGCTTCTGCAATGTTGCAGGCGGAAGAGGCGCGCGCGGCTGCTATGGGCAAGACGTTATCCGAGCTTGCGAAGGAAGCGCCGAACTGGACGGCTTCCGAAATCCTGGCCAGTCAGAAAGATTGAGCATGACAATCAGGGCTTTTCTTCATCTTCCGCCGCCCGCTACCTTCAGCAACCTTGCTGACGTTTCCGCTTACACCCGGCGCATGTGGGATGCGCTGTTTCGGCTTCGCCAAGGCAAGATCGAAAGTGTGACTGAATTTCAGCTTGCGTCCGGCGCGACGACGACGACACTCAACTATCAAGGCCTCTCGCCGCAATCTGTCGTCATCTTCGATCCGAAAACAGCGGCGGCGGCAACGGAACTGGCGGCGGGCACCATGTATGTCCTCACGGCCAATCGCGGAAACGACATGTGGACGGTAACGCATAGCAACGGGTCTTCGCCTCGCTTATTCCAGGTGGCGATCCTTGGGTAGCGCAGCACTTGAGTTTTCGGGTGTCCTCGATGCCCAGATATGGGCGGTGTGGCACACAGTATCACCGATGCTCAGTCCGGCTCTTGGCGAGGGTGAAACGCCGGAACAGTTGCTTGCCGACCTCATGGCCAGAAGAGCTCAGTTGTGGATTGCGGCAAGCGAGCATGGGATCCATGCGGCTTGTGTGACTGAGCTGGTACGGCGCGGCGAGCGGTTCTATTGCAATGTCTGGCTGACAGGCGGAAACGGGGTGAACAATTGGGTTCATTTCCTCGACACGATAGAAGAATGGGCAAAAGAGCAAGGCTGCGATGCGATGTTGATTGACCGCGCGCGGCCCGGCTGGAAAAGGCTGCTCAATGGCTACAAGACACAAACACTAACGCTCACGAAGGAACTGTAAACATGGGCGGCAAATCCAAGACTGTAAAGCAAACTCAGGAATCATCGCCTTGGGCACCCCAGCAAGGGCCTCTCAAATTCGCGTTTAGTGAAGCTGAGCGGCTTTACAAGAACCAAGGGCCGGAGTTCTTCGGCGGCGACACGGTGGCGGATTTCGCGCCTCAGCAGGAAGATGCGTTCCGGCTGGGCACGCAACGGGCCATGGCGGGCAACCAGACCATGCGCATGGCGGAAGGCTTTAATCAGGACGTCCTCTCTGGCAAGTATTCAGGCGATCCGTATCAGGGGCAGGTGTTCCAGAACATTCAACAGCGGGTAATGCCTGCGGTGAATTCACAGTTCATGGGGTCTGGCCGTTATGGTTCCGGGCTTCAGTCTGACACGGCGGCAAGGGCGATGACTGAAGCGTTCGCGCCCTATGCGTCCAGCATGTATCAGAAGTGTGTTGACCGCATGGGGCAGGCGGCACGCATGGCACCGGTATTCGCGGCGAATGACTATGCTGATTTGTCCGCTCTTGAGTCCATCGGGCGGCAACAGCAGGGGCAAGCGCAGGCTGAAATTGATGGCAACCGTGAGCGCTGGGATTACAATCAGAACCTTCCCTATAACAAGCTTGGCCAGTTCCTGAATAACATTGGCGGGAACTATGGCGGGACTGTTGTCAGCACCTCAAAGGTTCCTCAGCCGTCCATGCTTTCGCAGATTGCGGGTGCAGGGCTGGGGGCCATAGGTGGGCTGGGCGGTCTTGGCTGGCGTCCATTCGGGTAACATCTTCCCCGGCCTAAAGGCCGAGGATTTCCAAGGAGACTAAGCAACTTGAAGAGTTCGCGCTTCATCGCCGCCCCAAAGGATCGGCTCCACGCCCGGAGTGTTCCCCACAAGACGGCACACGCCCGCAAACTGGCTGAACTGGTCAGCCTGTTCTTGCGTCGGGCGCAAGGCGTATGTGCAACCACAAAATCTCATATTAAGCTAAATATAGGATACGTTGTGACGCAATTCAAGCCCCAAGACCTCGCTTTCCTCCCCGGCATGAATGCCGGGGTTTCCCGCGAGGCAAACCGATGACGCCGGACATCGCACGCGGCATCAAGGCGACGGCTGGGGCTTTGGGCATTGATCCGCGGGTCTTGGGTGCTGCTATCTCATATGAGACCGCAGGCACGTTTGATCCCGTCAAAAAGGGGCCCACTACGAAGTGGGGCACGCATAGGGGATTGATCCAGTTTGGCGAACCGCAGGCCAAGAAATATGGTGTCGACTGGAATGACCCTATCGGGTCTCAGCTTGGCCCTGACGGGGCCGTTGCGCGCTATCTGAGGGACACGGGCGTTAAGCCGGGCATGGGCCTTATGGACGTCTATTCCGCCATTAACGCGGGGGGTGTGGGGCGCTACAACCGTTCTGACGCTCATGCCGGCGGTGCGCCGGGCACGGTGGCGGACAAGGTCAACAACCAGATGGCCGGGCACTGGAAGAAAGCAGCGGCCTTGCTTGGCGGCGATTATCAGATCGTGCCAGCCTCATACCAACCCCCACAACAGAAAGAGGCCTCTCCCATGAGGAACTTGCTGGGCTTCCAGAGCCCTTACACGCCGGAGACGACGCAGCTTCTTGGCCTTGATCCGAAGGAAATGCGGCGGCAGGCGCTTTTTGCTGGCCTTGCACAGGCGGGCGCACGGCTGGCCGAAACGGGCACGCTTGGAGGTGCGGTCGGCGGCTTTGCGGAGGGCGTCAACCAGGGGCGGCAGGGCTACATGGATGAGCGTCTTATGGGCTTCCAGATGCAGCAGGGCGCGGAAGACCGGGCAATGCGTCAGGAAGATCGTCAGTGGCAGCTGGGCGAACGGCAGCGCCAGTCTGAGGAACGCCGCCGGCAGGAGGAGGCCCGCCAGAAGTGGCTTGCCAATCCCAATGATCAGGGAGCCTTTGCGCAGGCTTACCCGGACGAGTATGCGCGGCAGTACTCGCAGACACTGTTTCCCAGCCCTGAACCGCCCTACACGCCGAAAAGCTATGCGCCGATCCCTTATGACATGGGCGATGGCCAGATTGGCTATGGTATCCCGATGGAAGATGGTTCATTCCGCCCGGTCGAGACGCCTGAAGGCGCGCAGTTCCTCAGTCCTTTTGAAAAGGCCTATCAGACCAATGCCGGGGCCACGCGCGGCAAGACGGTGACGGAACAGCAGCTTTCTGCCCCGTCAGACATTGCTGCGGCGGATCAGGCTCTTGACCTTATCCGGCAGATTGAAAGACACCCCGGTATTGATCGGGGGACAGGCTTCACGGCGCTTGGGAATGTGGTTCCGGGCACCTTGGGCTATGATTTTCAGAATCTTGTTGAGCAGACCAAAAGCGGCGCGTTCCTTACGGCGATTGATCAGCTTCGCGGCATGGGCGCACTGTCCAACATGGAAGGGCAGGCGGCAACCGCTGCTATCACGCGCATCAACACGGCCACCTCGAAAGAAGCCTTCCTCAAGGCGCTTGATGACTATCGCAAGATTGTCGAGACAGCGCGTGAGCGGGCCATTCGGCGCGTTCCGGGGCAGGTAGCACCCCAGCCGCAGGTCCAGCCCCAGCCGATGCAGCAGGGCGAGCCTTCTGTTGACGATCTTCTTCGCAAGCACGGGGGGT